TGTTGAGCAGCCCCTCGGAGTTCGCCGCGTTGACGCCGTACAGGCCAGCGTTGCGCGTGAACTGGAACGCGCCTTGGCGATGGCCGTAGCGGTACGCCATCGGCAGCGCCACGTTGTACTGGCCCGCTTCGAGCACGTCGAACTCGCTGTACTCGTTCCGCTGGCGGATCGTGTACGTGCCGGCCTGGATGATCGAGCCGGTCAGCGTGCCGCCGGGGAGCACGTTTGCCGTGGCCTGGTTGGCCGCGACCTGCGTGCGCACGTCGAGCACGTTCGCATAGATGGCCTTGTCGATCGGGCCGAGCTGATTGCGCAGCGCCCCGCCGGCAAGCGTGTCCTGATAGCCCGACGCTTGCGACTGGGTGATGATGAGGCCCGGCTCATAGTGGTGCGGGCTGACCAGTTGACGAGCATTAAACACGGATGCCAAAGTACTACCCTCTGTTCTTTAGGAGAAAGCGGCGCGTAGCATCCGCCCGGCATTGTTTACAGTTACGGTATCCCGTAGATGGTTCACGATAGATGTTGCCTTCATCGAAGGCGTGCCCGCGTTTGCAATGAGTCGCATCTCGCTTGATGGCAGATGTAACCGCTGCAGCAGTCCCGCGTCGGACGTTTTCCCGGTGCGTGACCGGCTCTAAGTGGCTCGGATTCACGCATAGCGGCGTCCGACACAGATGATCCAACGAAAGGCCGGCTGGGATCGGACCCATGTGCATTTCGTAGGAGAACCGATGCGCGAGCACTGTCTTGCCCGTATGACCACCAATGTGGAAGAATCCGTATCCCATGTTGTTTTTAGCGCTCGTCCACACGAGGCATGCGCCAGGAACGACCGCAACTTTCGCTGCGAATCGGTCGAGATCACGTTCGGTGATTTCGTACCCGGCGAATTCCATCATGGTTAGATTCGGACGACGATAACCGAACCGGCGTTGTTCCAGTTCGCAGTGATGGGCGGCCCCGCCGCATACGTGACCGTTTTGCTGTTCTGGTTGAGGCCGATGATCTGGTAGCCGAGCGCACCGGTGCCGGTCGTATCGACCCGGTTGTTCGTGAAGTCCCAGAAGATCGCGACGTTCGCCAATCCGCCCGCGATCGTGGCGACCGCGGTGGGGTTCACCGGCAGCACCAGCATCGCGCCGGAGCCGACGCGTACGTAGTTCGCCGACTGGTTGGCGTAGTAGAGCGGCACGTTCGAGAACGGCGTGATGGCGCCGCCCGAAGCCTGGTCAAACACGCACCAGCTCTGAATGTTCGCGCCGGTGGTCGCAGCGAGCGCGAGGGTCTCACCGAGGCCCGACGAGCCGCGCGCGTTCGGCGTGGCGACCGTGTTCGTCAGCGGTTGCCCGCCGTAGATGCCGGTCGTGTTGGCGCTCGCGACGACGCCGCCCTCGATCGCATAACGATCGGGGAACTTGCCGTACAGGGTGCCGGCCACGAAGCCGTCGCTGTTGAGGAGGAACGCGCCCGAGGCGACCGTGGTCTGATAGATGCCTGCCATGATGCGTTCTCCTTAGCCCGCGTAGACGTTGCCGCGGTTGGGGTTGACGATCGCCGTCACTGCGAACTTGCGCGGATGCTTGAAGGGCAAGAACGGATCGCCGCCCTGGAACTCGGTGCGGGTCTTGCCGTGGTGGACCGAGACGATCTCGCGCTCATCGCTGATCGTGCCGTAGGCCGCCGGCGCCTTCGCTTTGGCCAGGGCCTCGGCGAAGATCTGATCGGTCACCAGCCCGAAGTCGATCGGTTGCTGCGAATCGTGGAAGGCGTAGTTCTGGAAGCTCACCGTGTGCTTGCGCACGCCATCGGCGCACCGGCGCAGGTATGCGCGCGGCTTTTCGCCGGGGTACGCCCGCGGCGCCGGCTCGTTGAGCATCTGATAGAGCGAATCCCAGCGGCCCCAGATCTTCGCCATCTCGTTGGACTCGTCGATCGTGGGCTGAGCGGTGAGGGCTGCGAGCTGCGCGCCCTGCGCTTGAACGATGGCCTTCAGCTCGAGAACCGTCTTGGAGTCCTTCACGATGGCCGTCCCCCGATCGGCTTCGACCGGCGTCTTGGGTGAGGTGCCGCCGGCGAGAGCCGCGTCTTTCTTGGCCTTGCGGTCTTTCTTGCGGTCCTCGTAGTCCTCATCGGACTCGCCATCCATGCGTGAATCTTGGCGTTTTTCGTAGTCCTCATCGGACTCGCCATCGTTCTTCGCTTCGAACGCTTCGCGGGCGTCCTTTTTGGCCTTGTCGGCTTTGCCTTTTTCGGACGCTTCGAGTGCCTCTTTGTCGCCCTCGATCAGAGCGTCGGCTTTCGCCTTGTCGGCGACGGCCTCGACCTCGGCAGCTTTCTCTTCGGCTGCATCCGCACGACGCTCAGCCGCATCGGCACGCCGATTCGCAGCAATGATATCGGCTTCGAGGGCGGCTTTCTCTTCAGCGGTCACAGAGGCGTCCTTTCGGGAAACTGCTTCATCCAGCCGGATGCCGAGAGGCGGCCCGTCCTTATCCCATACGCCGGCCTCGCAAATAGCGAGATGGTCGAGGATAAGCGGGAGCCCTTCGTCCAGAACTTTCGTCCCGTCGTTCAATTCGAGCGGGATACTCCCCTTTGGCGGTGTGACGCCGGGAGAAGTGCTGCGATGCGTGCTTTGCATCGCGACGGCAGCATCGTCGTCGAAGATCTTCGCAATGCCCCACACTTCATCGCCCTTGATGTACGGAAGCACGATCGAGCCGATCGCGCGCTCCTTGAACTCTTCGCTGTTGAGCCCGGCGCCGTCAGGATGGCCGTTGATGACAGCGAGCCCGTTGCAGCGTTGTACGAACTCATCGTTCAGCCAGAGACTCGCATCGCGGTGCGCCCACTCATCGATCGTGTCGCGGTAAGCCGCGCCCGTGCCTGTGATGCGTAGGTCGAAGAGGTGGAATGCGCCGTACTTCGTCGGGCTGGGCAGTTCGCCGTCGCGGATCGCCTCGGCCGCTTCGTGATCGGAGAGGTCTCCGAGTTCGGGTTTGCCGGCGGTGTCGGAGCGCGTGAATTCTTCCCCGACATCCTTCGGGATGCCGAGATTGGAATGGCCCTCGGCTGCGGCCCACATCGCTCGTCGTTGCTTTTCTGAGACAGCCGGAATGATCGCACCCTCCAAGGCCGAGGCGAGAAGCTACCGCTCACGCAGCGTGCGGACTCGCTCGGCGCCGTTCGGCGAAAGCAAACGGCGAACCGCTTTCACGATTCGCCGCTGCCCAATCACGAACGGGAATCGAACCCGCACCGCCTCCCCGTTCAAGCCTTGCGACTCGGGGGATCGACCTACCGTTATGCCGTTACCGTGAAGGCGACCAGAGCCGGGAATTACGCCCGGAGTCTCCACCCCCACTGCTGAGGATGACGGTTTGTGCTTAACCTAGCCGGTCTACGCTTTCGCGCCTGCACATGCTACGCTTGCAAAGCGTGGGTTGTCAATGGTAGCATGCCGTCAACGGCAGAGCGACCGGTGCGGGCACCACACCCGTGGCCGGAACGCGAACCCGTGAGGAAGGCGCCCGTGCCTACAGACGCGGGGTTCTCCGCAAGCCGGCGGAACACGCGCTGCCCGTTAGAGAACGCGGCGCAGCGCGGTTCGTCAGGCCAGCGCCTTGGTCATCATCCGGCGCTCGGTCACGAAGCCCGCACCTTCGTACAGCCCGCGCGCGGCGGCGTTATCCTCGGTCACCATGAGCGAGAGATACGGCAGCCCGAGCCGCCGGGCCAGCGCTTCGACGTGCTCGAGCAGCGCGCGGCCGATACCGCTACGCTGGTGCGCGGGCTCCACAGCCATGTAGGCGACGAAGCTCTGATCGGTGAGCGTGATCTCATCGGGCATGTCGTGCAGAACGAGCGCGAAGCCGGCGGGCTGGCCGTTGACCTCGGCCACGATCAGGTCGCTGTAGCGGTGAAACACCAGATCCACCAGATGCTCGTAGGCGCGCTCGATGCTCTGGGCGGGAGCGGTGCGCAACGAGGCCACGCTTAGCGGCGCCACGCGGCGGCCGAGGTCGATCACGAAGGCGCGATCGTTCGGGGTGCCGCGCCGGATCGTCATGCCTGCGGGCCGACCGGCAATGGACCCTTGAGCCACATTTGCCCCTTGGCGGTGATCAGTTCTTGTGGTAAATCGCGCGGCGATACGATGTATGTGTAAAAACACGAGCAAAACGGAAGCATCGCAGGCTCTTCGATTGAGTCCGTAAACGTGAGCCCGCCTTTTTTGATCAGGCCCTCTTTGATCGCCCACGAATCGCGGACGAGGAACAGTTTCTCCGACCGCGCGAGATGGATAGGCCGGGCATCGTAGGAGCGGTCATGCTCGCCGCGGTCGTGCCAGATGGCCGCGATGGCGCCGTTGCCTTTCGCCACGACGTGCGCGACGGCGCTCGAGAGCTTGTGGCCCTGGTCGATCGCGACCCGGCGGCGCTCGAACTTGAGCTGCTTCGTGGCCTTGCCGATATCGGTCGCCACTTCGCGCAGGTTCGTGATGTTCGAGCCGGATGCGGGCACCGAGGTGACCCAGCCCGAGAAGCGCTGCAGCGTCTTTTGTACCGCGGCCTGCTTGTTGAGCCGGATCAGATCCGCGCCGGCGAAGATGCGCCGGTCTAGCTCAGCGCGCAGGCTCGGCGCTAGACGATCGATGGTATAGCGCGACACTCCCGGCACGCGCTGCATGACGCCGCCGCGCACGACCTCGCGGGTGAAGATGCGCTCGAGCGCGCCGGCAATCTCTTTGCGCGTGGCGGCATCGGTCGGCAGTTCGCGCTCCATCGCGATGTGTAGCCGGGTCAGCCACTGCGTGAGATCGGTTTCGTTCGAGTAGCCGCGCAGGGCGAAATACTTCAGCGCCTCGAGCAGCAGCGCGCGGAAGTCGGGCTGGATCATGCTGCGGCCGGGGACGCTGCCTCTTCGCCCTGGGCCTTACCCTGCGCAGCCGCCTCGAGCATCTCTTCTTGCTGCGCCTGGTTGGACTTGAGGAACGCGATGAGCTTCTCTGGATCGAGGATGAGTTTGCTGGCGAAGAGCGTCTCGCGCTCGTTCACGTTCTCGGTCGCCCACTCGATCAGCGTGGCCTGGTTCTCCGGATCAAGTTTGTCGAGCAGTTGCTCGAGCATATCCGTGACCGCTTCCATTTTGACTTTTTCGGTCTTGCTCTTTTCGGACTCGGGCTCTTCGTTGAGGTTCGGCCATTCCGAGATGAAGGCCGTCATCGCCTGATGCAGCCACGTCTCGAACTCCATGTCGCGCAGCTCGGCATAGTCGGGCTTGAGCGATTCGAAGAAGTCGTCGGTCCACGCGCGGCGCATGACGATCTGGTCCATGAAGCGGTAGATCGGCGCCATGCTCTTGCGGATGAAATTCAGATACTGGACTTCTTTTTTGAAGTCCTCACTGCCCTCGCCGAAGCCCTCGGTGAGCGTCTCCTCAGCGATGATCGATGCGGGCGTGCCGCTGGCGCTCGCGATGTTCTTGAGCACATTTTCGCGCGCGAGTTTATAGGGCGCCTCGAGGTTCGTGAAGTTGAGCGTCTCGATCTCTTCACCGACGCCGATGCCCAGCACCTGACCGGTATTGCCGCTCTTGAGCGTGCCGCGCTTCGAGCCGAACATCGTGCGCATGATCTCGTCGACGAACGGACCCGGCTGCTTCATCTTCGCGATCAGCAGCCCGGCTTTCTTCGTGATCATATCGTCGGTGATCATGGTCTGGATGAAGCTCTTCATCGGGAAGAGCGCACGCTGGTACACGCTGCGACCGGAGAAGCCGAACGACGGGTTCGACCAGTCGATGTAGATCGGCCGCTCGTTGGTCTTGATGTTCAGCCGCGAGGGGTGCCAGTGCACGCCCTGCACGTTCACGCTGCCCGAGGGCTTCAAGAAGAGCGGCGAGTTCGGGTCTTGGCTGAGGATGAGGCTGCCGGCCGTGTTGAGCGGGTCGAGAATGTTGAAGTACAGATCCGCCTTCGCGATCGCGTTCACGTCGAGCGGGGTGTCGAGCGTCTTGCCCACTTCGCCGACGCCCAGCGATGCGATGCCGTACCGGCGGCTGGTGCTCATGTGGTCGTGGATGATGACGGTCGCGCCCTCATCGCCGAGGTCGTCCCAGACCTTCCAGAAGCGATCGATCATGCGCGGCTGGCCGAGCACGGGCACCTTGATGACGCGCTCCTGCGACTGGGCGCGCGCGATCGGCGCATCGGCAAGGATCGCCCCCAACGGATGGTACGTATATATGGTTTTACACAGTTGATAGCCCGGCTCGGAACCCGGCATGATCGACGGCGCCAGCAGCATCTGCATGAGCGGCGAGTCCTGACCGAAGTCGGTCCCGGCGAACGCGAACGTGTTGTCCTGCGGGCTGTTGAACATCAGGCGGCTGGCTTCTGAATGTCGTCGGGCGTTCCCCGTGAGACGAGCACGCCGTAGCAGAACGTATCGAGCAGATCGAGCCCGTCAGTCTCCTTCGAGCCGATGCGGAAGCTCGTCACCTGGCTGATGAGATGGTTGGCGCTGCGCCCCTTGTGCACTTTGGTCTTGTTGAACGCGAACTCGGCGATCTTGACGTCCTCGGCGTTCACATACGGCCCGGCGGCGATGGCTCTTTCTTCTTTGCCCATCGCCGTGAGCTTCGAGTTGATCGGGAACACGCGCCGGCCTTTGCGGCTCATCTGCTGGATGATGACCGTGCCCGTGGCCTTGTCCTCGACCAGCGTGCCGCCGTAGCCGCTACGCGCGCCGCACTGCCGCGCAAGCTCCTCGCCGCGCGCCTCGATCTGGTCCACCCAGTCGAGCTGGTCTGCACCCTCGATCTGAACGAGATCCCAGTCGAGGATATTCACCGGCTGCTTCGTGAGCAGCGAATCGTATGAGAAGAACGTCGCCGCGGTGGCGTTGTGCTGCGTCCCGGCCTTGATGGCGGTGTCGACGAGGCAGAACACGACGTCGCAGCGCTCGGGCATCGGCACGGGCACCTTGATCGCGCCGCCGATCTCGTTCGTGCCGTCGACGAGCATCTTGTCGAGGTCGAAGAACGCCGAGCCGCGCGGCTTCGGGTCTTGCTGGTAGAGCGCGCCCCAGACATGCTCGCCGACGTTCGCGCGCACGCCCGCCTCGTAGTGCTCGGGCAGCAGAATCTCGGGCCGCAGCATGTTGCCGGCGAAGTCATACTCCGCGAGCTGCAGCCGCTCGGGGCGCATGCCGCCCTGCAGCGCGATCTCATCCTGCCACTGCGGCCAGAGCGCGGCGCCGATCGGGCGGCCCATCGGATCGTCGGCCGAGTCGCAGATGGCCGGGAGCTTGAGCACGGTCCACTGATCGCCGCCGCTCGCCGCTGCCTGCAGAAGCCGCCCGCCGAGATCGTCCTCATGCCAGCGGGTCATAATCACGATGATCCACGCATCGGGCTTGAGCCGGGTGTATAGCTCGGCTTGGTACCAGTTCCAGGTCGAGTCGCGCATGGTGAGGCTCTCGGCGTCGGCCGCACCCTTGACCGGATCGTCGATGAGCGCGCCGTCAGCGCGTCGGCCGGTGATCGATCCGCCCACGCCCGCCGCGCGGTAGAACCCGCCGTTGGTCGTGCGCCAGCGCTTCACGTTCTCCGTGCGCAGGCCGTAGCCGAGGAACGGGTTCTGCTTGATGTAGTCCTGGGCCGATCGGCTGAAATCTTCGGCAAGCTCCGAGCCGTGAGCGGCCGAGATGATATCGAACCGAGGCCGCTGGAGCACCCACGGCGGGAAGAGCATCGAGCCGTAGGTCGACTTCGCCGAGCCCGGCGGGCAGCAGATCATCAGCCGCTTGATCCGTCCCTCGCGCACCATCTGGAGATGCTTGAGGATCAGCCGATGGTGCTTCGCCGGCACCTGCTCATGGATGCGCAACGCCTCTCGAGCCCAGGCCGTGACGTCGCTCTTGCACGTCCGTTCCCACTGCGCACGCTCGAGCCGTGCCAGGGTCTCACGCGCTACCCGCTCGCGCTCGTCGAACACGATGCTCACGGGTTGGCCGCGTCTGCCTCACGATCGGCTTCGAACCCGGCCACGATCGCGCGCTGCTTCTCGATCTCGTTGACCAGCTCGTTATCCGGGAGCAGCGAGAGCGGATCCGTCTCGCCCTGGACGATCTTCTGGACCGGCAGCCCTTCGGTGCGGTTGAGCAGATTGTTCGCCGCGGTCATCCGCGACTCGACCGGCAGTTCCTCGTTCATCGCGAACTCGAAGAACGTCATCCGCATCAGCTCAGCATGCCGCGCCTGCCGCTCGAGCCGCCCCTCACCCTCGATCGAGTAGTTGCCGCGGCCGGGACCGGCTTGCTTGAACTTGTACGCGGGCGTCTTTGTGCCGGCACCCTTCTTCGGGCCGCCCCAGCCGGGACCGTTGCCCTTCTTGCGCTTGCTCGGGGGCTTCGGCGATTTCCGCGCGCGTGAGGTTTTTTTGACGTCGCTCGTCTTTTTAGCCGCCATGGGACTCCGATTATACCAGCGGGTGCAAACTCACTCTTTAGGTGCCAAGCGTAGCTTTCACCATGATCCCGGTGCTCGAACAGCGTCGAGTCGAGCGTAGAAGCGCAGGGACTCCATCACGCGGCGCGCTTGATAGGGCACGCATCGATCTTCGTGCTCCTGCTCCATGACCGTCATCGCCCAGGTGCCGATGGCCTCGACCGTGCCGATCAGGTCGCTGACGCCTTCGACGGCATAGAAGCGTGCGTCATACCGTGTGAGGCAGCCTTGGCAGTAGCCGCCCTCGTGGATGACGCACGCGGCTTGCACTATTCGGCCGGTTGTTCGGTCGGTTCGGTCGTTTCGGCCTCGGGGATCGCCTCGCCATCGCGCTGGGCCTGATACTGCGATTGGCCTGCGAGGCCGGCCGGGGTATCGGTGGCGCGCAAAACGACCGCGCCGTCTGCGTCTTGCTGTACGGCTGAGACGACAAACGTGCCGCTGGGGGTCTGGACGTGCACCTCGCCGGTGCTGTTGATCTGGTTGAGCTGTTGAATTACGGCTTGGGCGTTCATATCGGTCCTTTTTGGTTTAGGTAATGAGCCCCAGCGCGTGGATGCCGAGGAAAGGCAGGAGCGCGACGAGGGCGATGACGAGCAGAATCGCCCAGAGCACCCATTTGATCGGCGCGGCCGGAATCGGGGCGATCTGGACGAGGTAGGCCAGGACGCAGATCACGATGACCACGACCAGGAGATGAACGAGTTCGCTCATGGCGAGGACCTCACTTTCGAGGACCCCTTACCCCAGAACGGTGGGCTCGACCTCGATCGTGTCGGCCGCCTCGAAGGTCGGGAGCTTCTCGACGCAGACCATGACGATCGCATTGTCTTGCCCCGGATACATCGTGCCGTCGATCTGAAAGCCGAGGTGCATGCCGAGCGGGCGCTGACAGTTCTTGCAGATGACCCGGTTCTCGGCTGGGACGAGGGTGAGGTGGCTGCCGTTCACTCGCCGACCCCGGCCTTGATGAGCGGGCGTTCGTCGGGCATCTTGAGCGGATCGAAGTTGCCGCGCGCGTCGGTGCGTTTGGCCATCACCGCGGCATAGTCGGCATGGATCTCGTCGAGAGCATGCGCGAGCGCGCGGCTCACGGGGTGCGTACGCTCGTCGACGATCTCGGCGGCGTTCGGGCGCGGCTGTTCACTTCGCATGGTTTTGCCTGTCTTTCTCGCGATCGTGGCGTTGCAAGTCCACGAACAGTGCGGGGTCGATGATGATGGGCGAGCGGAATACCGGCGGATCGATCTGCTCGCGCTCGGAGATGAGCCTGCGCTGCCGGATCACGTCTTTCGCGATCTCGGGAGCGGTGTAGGCGGGGAACGTCGCCACGGCAAGCTCGAACGCGCCGGCATAAACCGGGCTGTCCTGTTCGTAGGTGCGCGCGAGATGCTCGATGCAGCGCGTGTACGGGCCGGTCACTTCAGCACCGCCCAGCAATATGCGGCGTAGAGCAAGACGGCGAAGATGATGGTGCGCGCTTTCACTTCTTGCCCTCCAAGGCTGCGAGGATATCGGCGACGGGGACCACGGGCATACCCTTCCCGTCCCCGCCGCTCCATTCGGTGTCGAGATACGCGCTCGCATCGAACGAGCACGCGCGCCGTACCCACTCAATCGTGGCGCGAAGTCGCTCAATTTCCAAGAGTGCCTCGGGTAGCGCGGTGCGCGCGGCGGCGATGAACGCGGCGTTCGGCTCGCACGAACTGTCTTTCTGCACCTGAACGCGGGCCTTAACGCGAGCCAGCGCGCCACTCCGGTAGTGCTGCGCGTCGAGCGCCGCGTCAGCCGAAATGTCTTGCGTCCCACCCGCTACGGCGTCGTAGGTCCACGGCCCCGGCGTTGCTGCCTCAGCGAGCGCGCGCAGTTCAGCGATGCGTTCAAGCGTCATCGCGTCAACCACCGCGTCAGCAAAAAGCCGACACCGCCCCAGAAGATCACGATCGGAAGCGACCACGCCGCGATGATCTCCCACTTGGGCTTACGCATCGAACAGCATCCCCGCGCCGATTTTCGTCTCGCCCGTGACCTGCACGTAAGCGCACAGGCCGACCAGCGAGAGCCGCACGTTTTGCAGCGCACGCCACTTCGCCCACGATGCGTAGAATCGTTCGGTCTTTTCGTTCATGCTGATTTCCGATCGTCGCCGTTCACGACCGCGCACCGTTCGTGAGGTTCCACAGGTCGAGGTACGCCATGCAAGAGTCGCACGTCACCGAGCCGCCGTCGCGGTTCTGCTGCTCTTCGGAAATGTCGGCTTGGGTGAGCGGCTTGGCGGTTTGCATGCCGTCCGCGTAGTGCATCAGGCACTCGGGATCGGGGCACACGATGACGTTCTCGATGCGGTAGGCCACGGGTTCTTCCACGGGGCTGTTCATAAGTTCGGGCTCCATTTGCAGGCTGGTGTAAACGCATGGTACCACGCTCAAAAGCGGCACACAAGGGTATTTAAGGGTATTTGCGGATTATTTTGGGTTGACTCTGGATGCCGCTTCGCCTACCATTGTGGAGTGAACTTATCCACAGAAAGCGCGCTCGGGCACATGCTTCGGCCGTTCTCGAATACCGAGCTTGCCGAAAAGTCCGGGATCGCCGCGCGCGATATCGGTCGGTACCGCTACGCCATCCGCAGCCCGAAGAAGGGCGCGAACGTGCGGGCACTGGCCCAGGCGCTCGTCGACCTTCGCACCGAGCACGGTATCCCCGGCGGCGATCTGGTCGCCACGTTCGATGAGGTGTGGAACGCAGCGCGATCGGACTCGAAGCGCCGGTCTACCCGCTAAAAGCGAAAAGGCGACCCGAAAGCCGCCTCTTCAATCCACCGTCCTCGAACCAACCTGCAAGAGCGAATCCGAAACGAGTGAAATCTCCGTGCAGCATACACCCAACCCTCCGGCTGAATCAAGCCCTCTCTGCACCGCTGGCGTCCAGCTAGAATCTAGCTGGACCGTGCTCTGCCGAGCCCTCGCAACCGGCGAGTGCGCTCACGGCCCTCGTTGCGACCGTCACAAAACGTGCCTCATCTGCGGCAACGCCGCTCCCTCACGCCCGAAAGGCTGAACACATGCCCCGCAAGACCCCCGTCGTCTGGAGCCAGCAAGAAATCTCGGTTCTGACGAAACTCCATCTGCTCCACGGCGACACGCCCGAGGGGCTGCACAAGACCGAGAAGTCGTTCGAACGCCACACGCCCACCGACGTGCGCGCAAAGCTCGTCGAACTCGAGCTGATGCCGAAGCCCGCGAAACCGGCGCTCAGCCCGAACGAAAGCGATATCGTCAACAAAGCGATTCTCACGTTCGTCGAATGGAAGGAACCGCAAAAGACCCTCGCCGTTCGGTACGCGATCGAGACGCTGCAGGCGATGCTACCGAAGCGCGCACCGAAGGCGGTGCCAGCCGATGGCTGACGGTCTCACCGCCGAGCAGATCGCCGCGCGTCCCTTCAGCATCGGTTCGTCCGACGCTGCTGCGGCGCTCGGCCTCGTCACCCAGCGCAGCCCGCTTCGGGTGTGGGAAGAGAAGCGTCTCGGCATTGAGCTTGCGGCGCTGCGCGCGTTGCCCCAAGACGCCGACGTACCCATGCCGATCGACGACCAACTGCAGATGAACGCGCTCGAGCGTGAGCTGCGTGGGCCCGACGACCTCAGCGAAAACGAGGCCGTGGAGCTGGGCACGCTGCTCGAGGACGACGTGGCCGAACTCTTCGAGCGCCGCACCGGCAAGCGGCTTTTCCGCGTCAACAACACGATCGTTCACCCGCGGCTGCCGTTTATGACGTGCAACATCGATCGCCGTGTGGTGGGTGAGCCGAAGCTGGCCGAGATCAAGACGGCGGGCTTCTGGGCCGCGCGCAGCGATGACTGGGGCGAAGTCGGCACCGATGCCGTGCCGTTCAAGTACGCCGTGCAGGTCCAGCACCAGCTCGCGTGCCTGCCGCAGTATGAGAGCGGCTACGTGCCGCTGCTCGTCGCCGGCCAGAACTTCCGGCTCTACGAAGTGCAGCGCGATGCCGAGATTATCGGCATGCTCGAGGCCTACCTCACGGCCTTCTGGCAAAGCGTGATCGACGGCGTGCCGCCTACGCCCACGACGCTCGCGCAGGCCCAGGAGCGCTGGCCGAAGTCGGTCGGGCGATCGATTCTCGCCACCGACGACATTGTGCGCATGCTGGGCGAACTCAAAGAAACGACCGCTGCCCGGCTATACCACGAAAAAGAAGAGAAACGGCTCAAAGGCGAGGTCGCGATCTTCATGGAGGACGCCGACACGCTGATGAGCCCGGACGGCTCGACCGAAATCGCCACCTACAAACTGCAAGAACGCGCGGGATACGTTGCCAAGGCGACCTCGTTCCGCGTGCTGAGGACAAAATGACCGATATCGTCACCTACAAGGGCACCGCGGTTGCGGCGTTCGAGCCGAACTCGCTGCCCGAACTCATCCAGCTCTCCGAGATCATGGCGCGCTCGGAGATGGTGCCCAAAGACTACCGCGGCAAGCCCGGTAACATCGTGGTCGCAATCATGGCCGGCCGCGAGATCGGGCTCTCGGCGAACCAGTCGCTCCAGAGCCACGCCGTCATCAACGGGCGCGCGATGCTCTGGGGCGATGCGCCGCTCGGCATCGTGCGCGCATCCGGCAAGCTCGCGCGCATCGAGGAGCGCGTCGATGGCACCGGCGACGATCGGGTCGGGGTCTGCATCGTGCGGCGCGTCGGCGAGGACAAGGACCGCGAAGAGCGCTTCTCCGTCGCGATGGCGCGCACGGCGGGGCTCTGGGGCAACGAGGGCCCGTGGAAGCAGTATCCCGAGCGCATGCTCAAAGCGCGCGCGCGGTCGTTTTTGCTGCGTGATCTCTTCGGCGACGTGCTCAAAGGCGTGGCGATCGCCGAGGAGTACGAAGGGCATCAAGAGGTCAACGTAACGCCTTCCTCGCCGGTGAGTGGCAACGATGCGCTGCGCGAACGGCTCGCCGCGTCGATGGGCGCGTCAGGATTGACGCCGAAGCCGGAACCCGAACCGAAACCGGCAGAGGCCGTCGAGGGCGTGGTCGAAGAACCGATGCCCGACTTCTCGATGATGCTCAAGGAGCAGATTCAAGAAACCCTCGACCGTGAAGGCCACGACGCTGGGATGACGCTCGAGCAGTTCCGCGAGGTCATCACCGCAACGCTGCGAGGAGATCGCGAGAAGCGCCGGCCGCTCAACCGTGAGACAGCTGTTGAAGTCGTGCGCGCGATCCGTGCGTGGGTGAATCCGAACCCGCAGGCCGAGCCCGATGCTGAGCCGATCGCTGAAGCCGAACTGCCCCTGTGAAAATCACCGACGCGACCTTTTGCTTAATTGACACGGAAACGAGCGGGATCGAGGAGGGCTGCGATCTGCTGGAGGTCGCAACCCACACCTACCGCGCGTGCGGCACCGAGCCGGGGCCACGGTTCACTGCGCTGGTGAAGCCGACGAAGCCGATACCGCCCGAGGCGAGCGGCATCCACGGCCTGATCGATGAGGACTTCGAACACGCTCTGCCGCGCGCCGAAGTCATGGCCCAGTTTGGCGAATTCGTTGGGGATACAATCCTGATTCCCGTCGCGCACAACGCCGAGTTCGACTCGCGCATCGTGCCCGAGGTGCCCGGCCCGTGGCTCTGCTCGGAGCGCATGGCCCACCATCTCACCCCGGCGGCGCCGAACTTCAAGCTCCAGACGCTGCGGTACTACTACGGCTTCAAGCACCTCGACGTCGGCGGTGCGCACCGCGCGGATGCCGATCTGCTGGTGCTCGCGCCGGTGTTCTTCCACCTCGTCGCGCTCTACCGCGCGTGGGCCGAGAAAGAGTGCGCCGGCGACCTCGATCGGCTCGCGAAGGCCGAAGAGGTCGAGACGCTGCTGGCCTGGGCGAAGCGGCCCTACGTGCTCGCGCGGCCCGCGTTCGGCAAGTACAAGACCTGGGACGAACTGCTCGCCGATGACGGCTACGTGGGCTGGATGCTGCGACTGCCCGACCTCAGCACGGAGATGCGCTGGAACATCGATCGTGAGCGGAAGCTGCGCCGCGCGTGAGCGACCTGCAAGGCCAGATCGATGCGCTGGCCGGCGCGGTCGCTGCGGTGCTGGCCGAGCAACGCCGCACGAACGAGCTGCTCGTCGGGATCCGCGAGGCGCTACACCTCGACGATCGCGAGGCGGCGAAGTCCTATCTCATCCACCGCATCAACGCCGAAGGCCGCCGGGAACGAGTGTTCGACACGGCGGCCTTCTTCGCGGATTACCATGAGCGTCACGGCGTGCCGTTCTTGGCCTCCACCGCTGAGTCCGCCGCCGAGGGCTGATCCTTCCGCGCGCGGCGCTTGCGCGCTTTGCCGGTGTTCCGGCACGGGCGCGGCTGCGCACAGTACGCAGGTACCTTGCCGCGCTTGAGCGACACCTCGGCCACCGCGCGCGGGATGCGGCGCCCGCACGTCTTGCAGCGATACGTTTCCGGTTCGTTCATGCTTCACCACGTTGACGTTTGCGATGTTGTCGACTGTTCCAAGCACTTCGGCATTTTGGGCTACACAAACTAGGCACCCGCCCGCGCGTGAGACCACGCAACAACGCTTCTTCTGAAATTTCAGAATTGCAATTTTTGCAATTAGGCGGCGCAGCTAACGCAACACTCTCTTTCGCCACACGTCGATTAGCTCGGAACTGTGTTGATCGAATTGCATTACAAGCACGACAATATCGCCCGCGCTGGCCCTCAATTCGATACGTGTTAGCCTCATCGTATGGGTGCCCTTGGGGGCAGTGGGTTTTCGCCATATTTTCAACAGATGGAGCCGTTCCACGTAGCCAATTTTCATAGGGCGTAACGATTTCAAGATGAGCGGGATTTACGCACGCACGATTGCGACACAGATGATCTGGCTGAAGCCCATCAGCTATTGGTCCAACGTATAATTCATACGAAAATCTGTGCGCTGGAACATATCGCCCATCGATCTTGAACCGGCCGTAGCCGTCTGATAAGTGACCCTTCCAAGGCCAGCACTGCGAAGCGTCTGATCTATCAAAGAATCGCTCGAAACGCACGTCAATGGGTAGACCACGCTTATACTGCATAATGGTCACTTCTTCCGACCCTTACGCGCAAATGCCTCGTCAAGCATTTGTGAACTCTGACCCTTTGTAAGCGTGGTCGGAATCGACTCACGGTTCGGGAACAGGTTCTTTTTCAGCAGCCACTCGATCTGCTTTTCTGTCGGCCCATCAAGCCGCCACTTTGCTTGCGCATCGATCAGCCCGACCTTTGCCGCATGGCGTTCGGCGACGATCGTATCGGCGGCCTTGAAGGCTGCTCCCACCTCGGAGAAGCCGTCCGCGATGCGTAGCCACGGCTGCACGCCCTTCTCTTGCCGCTGCGAGGACACGGTGTACGTGCCGAGCGTGTTCGCCGTGATCGCGTAGGTGAGGCCATCCACCCGCAGTGCGTAGTGGTCGGGGCCCGTCGACGCCCACACGAAGCGCGAGTAGGCCGCCACGGCCGGATCCAGCGCCGTCGCCGCCATCACGTCGATCTCGGTGACCGAGAGCCCGGCAGCGACCTTCGCGAGCATCTCGCGGAGCTTCTCGGCATCGAGGCAGCGCGCAGCGAGGCGCGGGTCGATCTTGTCCATTGCGTCGGCCGCGCGGAAAATGTCCTCGCCCTTCGCATCGAACTTGCCGGGCAGGCCGGCCAGCGTGGCCGCCGTGGCTTGCATCCGGTGCGTCACGTCCTGGATATCGATCACCAGCACGTTCGGCTTAGCCGAGGCCGTGATCGCCTCGCGGCGCACCAGCGGGTCAGTGGCGTCGAGCGTGCTCGCGATCTCCTCGAGCGGCCTGGTGCCGCGGCCGACCATCTGCGTGAGCAGCAGCACGCTTTGCGTCGGGCGCGCGAGCACGATGCAGGCCACGTTCGGGTCGTCGAAGCCCTCGGTGAGCACGCCGAAGTTCGTCAGCGCCTTGACCTCGCCGCGCTTGAAGGCCGCGAGCATCGCCTGCCGGTCCTCATCCGGCATGTCGCCCCAGATCGGCTCGGCGCGGATCCCGATCACGTCCATGAGCGCGGCCAGTTCGCGCGCGTGCTCTACGCTCGCGCAGTACACGATCGTCTGCCGGTTCTCGCCCCAGCGCTGGATGGCCGCGATGATGAGGTGGTTCCGGCCGTCCGTGTTGACCGCTTTGGAAAGCTCGCCGATCGCGTAGTCGCCCGCGCTCTGCTTCACGTCCGAGAGGTCGACGTCGGTGCGCACGACGCGCGCGTTGACCGGCACCAGCCAGCCGCGCTGCACCAGATGCCGGATCCCGAAGTCCACGGCGATGCGGCTGAACACGTCGCCCAGCGGCTTGCCGTCCGAGCGCGAGGGCGTAGCCGTGAAGCCGATCACGCGCGCCTTCGGCTTGAAGTGGTCGAAGATCGCGACGTAGCTCGCCGCGGTGGCGTGGTGCGCCTCGTCGCAGATCACGATATCGAAGGCGTCGTGCGGCCATTCCTCGAGCCGCTTGCCGCGCAGCGTCTGCACAGAGGCAACGACCACACCGCGCGGCGCCATGCCGAAGAGCCCGGCCGCGCGCGTTGCACGGTCGTCGGCCTTCTCGCGCTCGATGTGCAGGTCGGGCGCTACCCACCGAATCTTATCGGCCGCCTGGGTGATCAGCTCGTCGCGGTGCGCGAGCACCAGCGCACGCATGCCAGGCTTTAGCTCGCGGTCGAGCAACCCGGCGAACATGACCGTTTTGCCGCCGCCGGTCGCGCAAACGACGAGATCGGCTGCGGTTTTATCCGGGCCGACCAGCGAGGCGAGGGTCTCTTCCTGGTAGTCGCGCAGTTCGAGCATCACGCCACCTTGCCGTGCGTCATGCAGGTATCGACCTTGATTTTCTGGCCTTTTTTCGCTTCCCACGGCGGGGTCGAAGAGAAGAGGTCTTTGCCGCAGTGCGGGCACTTGGCGTCGGTGTACGCTTTGGCCATTTCGGTGTCTCCTTGCAGGTTGGTTGCAAGAAATGTACCCCATTACTATTACGAAGTCAACCCGTCGATTCGATGGCGGGCTCGGCGCTTTCTGGACTTCCCCGTATTTCGGCAGCGCGAACTGCAGTAGGCGGGGACTTTCCCCCTGCTCACGGCCAGACTCGCCATCGAATCTGGAATCTTGAGCCGACACACTCGGCACTGCATATTGAGCGGTGCGCCTTCGGGTAGCTGGCGCAGTACTCGCGACTCTCGCGGGGCGTCAAAGAGGGCGAACTGAGCGCCAAGCGCGAGATGATCGCTTTTTCGGCGATTGCACTTCGGACAGAGCAGCTGCAGATTGACGCGATGATTGCTGCCGCCGCGAGCGCGCGGCACGATGTGGTCGATCTCAAAGGCGTCCGATCGCGCTTTGCATTCGGCGCATTTGCCCTTTTGGGCTTTGAGCAGCACCAGATATGTGTTCTCTCGGGCCATGCTGACATTCTACCAGACACCAATAGGATACGAAATGCAAGTTTTTAGGGTGCGTGGATAAATCTGGGGAGACCGCGAAAGGAGGCCGGCGCCCAGCCGTCGCAAATTCCCCTCCCAGCGGACGGCGGCCAGGCCAGGCAGCCATCCACGGTTCGGTGCGGCGTAGGCCGCAAGAACAGCACCGAGTTCATGCGTTTCCTGCCCGCACGGTCGTCCGTCATTTTTCGGAGCCCCCGTTCGGCATAGCTTGACGGGGGTTTTCCATTGCCTGCAACGCTCTTCGACCACATCAACCAGGCCATCGCCGTGACTATCGCCTTCGGCTGGGCCGGGAGCTTCGTGCTCTTCGGGCTCGCGGCGATTTGGCCGCGGCGATCACTGCCGGCGCCGCAGCAGGCAGACGTGCTCATGGAGGCCCGAGCGATCGTCTGGGCCTACGCTCGGCAGCGCGTCGGGTGAACGCTCAGCAAGAAGCGGTCGCGCTCTGGAAGTACCTCGAGGGGCGTAAGCTCACGCCCTCGGTACGCAAAGTCGCGACCATGATGCGCGCCGGTGGGATGCCGATCGACGACAAGCTCGCTCGGACATGCTTAGCCCCGTTTGCTGCGGCATCTCCTCACCCGAGAGCTTTTCGCCAAAATTTTACCGCATCGCCACCGCATGAGCACCGCACTAATGACGCTCAACCACCGCACGGCCACCGCGATGACACCGCACCCGCGGGCGGGGATAAGGTATCTCTAGTCTCAAAGCCTATCCCTTCGGGAGTGGTGTCGGAGCCGGAACCGCTCAGCCTCTTGGATGCCGTCCCGGCCTCTGAGCCGACGAAGGCCGAGAAGGCTGTCAAACCCCGCCGGGTGCCCTCCGCTGCGGATCTCGAAGCGTACCGCCTACTCGATGGCCTCTGGGCTCGGATCAGCCCGCACCTCAACGCTGGTGCCTACACGGCAGCGGTCTGGAAGCGAAACCACAAGCGCATCGCGCTCGAGATGCTCGAGGGCGGCGTGCCGGTCGAGGACTGGTTCGCCTTCTGGGACGAGTGCGCCGCGGCTGATCGGCCCTACCGCGTTCTCAAGAATTTTCAAGCGGGCTTCGCGAACCGGCGCGGCCATCGCAGCGAGATCGTCGAGCCGAACGCATCCGATGCGCTGCCCTCTGCCAGCGAACTGCGCACACCCGAAGAGGACGAGGCGCTACGCCGCAAGGTCGCCGAGAGTCGGCCCGCGTGGTTCAAGCCGACGATGATCGAGGCGTGACGGATGCCGATGACGCGATCGTCGACGACCTCGACTGGCTGGGTGTCCCCTCGCCCGAGCTGCGGTGGCTCGCTGCGCGCGACTATCTCGACGAGTGGCAGCAGAGCGCGAACGATGCGGTCGACGAGTACCTGGGCGAGATGCGCCGGCAGATACGCACTCTGCTCTTGGTCGCGGATTTCTACGATTTCGCCGAGCAAAACGCGCACCGCCGCGGCGAGCCGATCGCGCGCTGCGTGGGCGAGGACCCGTGCACATGCGCTGAGGTGTTCCAAGTGCCCGAACGGCTGCGCCTTGGGGCCTGCAGCCGCGCGTGGGGCCCGCGCTTGATCGCCGCCGACTATCTCACCGCTCGGCACAACGTGCTGCAGCCGTACAAGGGCAAAGCGCGCGAGCGCGGCGCCAGTATCCTCGACTCTGAAATGCCCGCATATCTCCGAGAAGGCGCCAAATGATTCAACCCGAGTCCATCGATGACGAGATCGTTCGCCGCGCGCAGCGCCAGCAGAAGCGGGATCACGATCGATCCCATTTGCGCGTGGTCAGCGACGATCTGGTGCAAGCTGGCGAGGCCATCGACCCGTGGGCCAGCGATCAGCGCCGATTCCGTACCGGCATCGACAATTTCGACCACGCGATTCAGCCGCGGCGCGCGAGCGAGTTCATGGTGATCGGCGGCCTACCCGGCGACGGCAAGACCTCGCTGCTCGAGCAGAGCGCCGTAGCGAACGCCGAGGACGGCCACAAGGTCGTCGTGTTCTCGCTCGAGATGCTCAGTGCGGTGCTTCAGAGCAAGATGCTCGGGCGGCATATGGGCGTCAACCAGATTGAGTTCGAACGCCAGCGGAGCCTCGGGACAAAGGCGTACCAGAGCGCCGTCGAGTGGCTGCGCTCACTGCCGCTGAAGTTCTTCCGGCCGCCCGAAGGTCAGTTCGTGAATATCCAACAGGTGTTCGCGATCGCCGAGCGCCACGGCGCCGACATGATCGCGCTGGACTACGCAGCGAAGGTCGGAGGCTGGCAACCCGGCAACGTCGCGCGCGAGATCGTCGCCTATACGTCCGCGCGGCTGAAGCATAACGGCATGTTCATGCTAATGCTCGCGCAGCTCGATCAAAACGTGCTCACGCGCAAGAACGCGCGGCCGACGCTGGCCGACTTCGAGGACTCGAAGGCGCTTGCGAAAGAGGCGACGAGCGTGGTGCTCATCCACCGGCCGTTCAGCGGTAATCCGCGACTCGATACGCTGGCCGAATTGATCATCGCGAAGAACCGCAGCCTGGCTCCGAAGTCGAAGCCGCACGTTCACTGGCACGGCGACACGACCACGTTTTTCAGCATGAACCCGGACGAAGAAGCCCTCGCGATGTGCTGCAAAAAAGCGGAGCCTAAATCGAAAATTCCGCCTACCCTCGCGCAATCCGACCCCGAACCGCTGCCACTCGCTGAGCAGCCGTTCGATGACACCCCTCTGTTCTGAAAGGACAACAATGAGCGCTATGCCACAAACGCAAGACCCCGCGGTGATGCGGGACAATATCGGAGTCTATATCCCGTGCAGCGATTACTGCGGGCTGCGAATCTACGATGGCGACCAAGACCATGCCGCCGGATGCGGTGCGCCGGCCGAAGAGAAGGCACGCATCTTGCGCGACCTCAGCGCGGCAAAGATCAGAGCCGCGAGCGCTGAGACGGAGCCCGCTGAAGTGACGTGGCGCTGCTCATGCGGCGAAGAGTTTCCGTCCCAGGACGATCTGGCCGGGCATCATACCGAGAGCGGACACCAGGGCATGTGGATGGTCGACGCCGATGGCAACGAGACCGAGGACGGCTTCGATGCGACAGTTGATGGCCAGCCCGCGAAGGTCAAGCGCGGCCCGGCGCGCGAGCAGATCCAGGTAAACACCGAAAAGTATATCTGGCACGAACCGGAAATTCTGCCCGAGTGGGTGTTCACGGCGCAGAAGGCGATCGACGACGGCAAGGTGATCGTCGGTGGGCTCGCCGCGGGCAAGAAATGCAGCGGCCGTCAAGTCATCGACGGCTATGAGATGGAGTGCATCCACCAGCCGATGATGCGCAGCCTCGAAGTGATCGAATGCGATGCGCACAAGAAGCATTCGTCGACGCTGCAGCAGCTCTGCCTGATCCACTGGATACGCCTTTTAGGTGCTGATCTGGTCCCGGTCGGCCTGGGCCCGCTCCTCGACGGAATCGCGTGAGCGTAGAATTCACGATTCCGGGCCGTGTGACGAGCGCAAACCTCGTCACACGGCACATGGGCCTCTTACAGCACGGGAAGGCCGTAGCGCGGGCCTACAAGCCCAAAGACGCGGTAGAGGACATGGCGCGGATCAAGAGCCTCGCGTTCGCTGCCAAGGTCCAGCAGGGCTGGAACGTTCCGGAGCAGGCCCGCGTGACCATCCTGTGCTTCAACAGCGGCCTCGACGTCGGGAACGTCGACAAGGTGATCTCCGACGCAATCAAAGGCGGCGTGCTGATCATCGACGACCGCAAGAAGCACTGCAAGAGCCTCTTCGTCGAGCACCAGGATGACGACCATCTCGGCGAACGCTATGTCGTCCGCGTCGAAGCGGTGCATCCGGGGCTGCCGCTATGAGCAAGCACGGCGGCAAGGGCCGCGATTGGCACCGGCACGTCTTTGGCGATTCGGGCTATCTCTGTCAGGCTGAAACGCATGATCCGCGCTGCGATGGGTTTCCGACCGAAGCGCACCACATCGTCTACCGCAGCCACCTCGTCGATGAGGCGATGTGGCTGTCGGCGAACGGCATCGCGCTAAACCAATACTGCCACATGCTCGCCCACGCTTCTCACAACGCCAATATCGCTGACGTGCGCCTACGCCGCGCCGTGGATGCCGTCAATGCGGTCCAGGGGCATCGCCCGGAGTTTCGGCGGCCTCACTTTTTCGATAAAGGCTTACGCGGCGGACTGCCTTCATCGGCCGCGCTGCGCACGTAGGCCCCAGCGAGCCTGTCCGTGGGCCAGCCGATGCGCTTGGCGATCGCTGGGATCAGCGCCGGGTCGGGTAGGCTCTCCCCGCGCTTCCAGTTGCCGGCGGATTGAGTGGACTTCCCCGTGAGCGTTGCGAGGTCGCGGGTCGGAATATCGGCGAGGGCCGCCGTTAACTCGGTATTCATCCCGCCCAAGGTACCACATGCAAAGCGGTGGTTGCAAGACGTGGCTTTATGCGGTATGGTCGGAACATGCAAATCGGAGAGCGGTATTCGCTCGCGTGGAAGCACCCGCACCGCCTTGAGGCGACCATCGTCGCTCTCGAATCAGATCACGTCGTTTGCGAAGTCGACCACCGATGCGGATTCGCTTGCCACCTAAAAGCGATGAAGAACACGCTCCCGATCGAAGGTCGCATGATTTATCGCTATGACGATTTCGCGAAGCTGTTCGTGCAAATGAACACCGACGCAATTCCGTTGCCCGCATGAAGCAAGACGTATATCCATTTGAGGAGATGAACATGGAACAGACTACCGTCAAACCGTGCCCGCGCTGCGGCTGCACGCCGGATCGTCACCCGAGCGACATTCGCCCCGCTTCCGCGATCGTGTGCGAAGCCTGCTACATTCAGTTTTCGCGATGATCGACTACAACGACGAAGGCGCGCCGCCGCTTATTCTTGACGAGTCGGAAGCGCGTGAGTGCCATAGCTACGCAGACAACCTGCGCGAGTGCATTGCTCTCGTCCGAGCCGGTACGAGGCCCGCGCTGGACCGCATGGGCGACCTCGAAGCCGCTGCTGCGATCCTCGAAAAGGTCTACATCGCGCACCATCCACCGAAGCACGTTTGCAAAGGCGAGCAGTGCGAAGCGTGGTCCATCATGCGGGACCGGACGAGAGGCTACGGACCGTCCGAGGAGTCAGCCTTCGTTGCGGGCTGGCACATCGCGCATGAATAGCAAGAAAGCACTATTTGAGGCCATGTTGTGAGCGCGACAAACAAACGCGAGGCAGACCTCTTGAAGATCATCGACGATCAGGAATCCTGTATCAGCAAAATCCTAGTGCTGTCCGAAAAGTCCAAGATTGGCCCGGTACCAAAACGATATGGCGTCAATGCGTGGTGCGCTGGTTACGAAAAAGCCCTCGCCGACATTCAAGAGATCATCAACGATTACACAAATGCCGAATAGCAGCAAACCGTTGTTTCTGTTGCTTCCCAAATGCTTGCGCTGCGGCGAGCAGATGACGAGCGCCACCGGGTCGGCTTTCTGCTGGCATTGCCTTCAGGGAACGAAGCGATGAGCAAACCGCGGCTGTTGGACTTGTTCTGCTGCGCCGGCGGTGCGGGCATGGGCTACGCGAACGCGGGCTTCGAGGTCGTGGGCGTAGACATCAACCCGCAACCGCGGTACCCGTTCGAGTTTCACCAAGCCGACGCAATGACGTTCCCGCTCGACGGCTTCGATGCTATCCACGCCTCACCACCGTGTCAGGCGTACTCATCGCTCAAGAGCATGCTCAAGCACCCGGAGGATCATCCCGAACTAATCGACGCAACGCGCGATCGTCTCATTGCCGCCGGCATCCCGTGGGTGATTGAGAACGTCATGGGCGCACCGATGCGTTACTCGGTCATCCTCTGCGGCGAATACTTTGGGCTCCGCACCGTGCGGCACCGTCAGTTTGAAACGTCGTTCCTTATCTTCCAGCCTCCGCATCCGGTCGGGCACAAGGCGCGTACGTCCATGAAGAAGCGCCGCAAGTGCTTCGAGGCTGGCATGAACATATCGATCACGGGCGACGTTGGAACCTGGGTTGGTGAGGCGTGCATGGGGATCGATTGGATGATCGGCAACGAACTATCGCAGGCCATTCCGCCGGCG